AGGACCAGTGGGTCGAGCGGGCCGGGATGCGCCGCGGCGCCCCCGCGATCCTGCCGCCGAAACTCGACTTCTCGGTGTTGGCGTTCTCACCGAAGGACCTGCTGCTGCTGGAGGCGCAGCAGTGGGACGCGAAGGTGATCGCGACCGCCTACGGGGTGCCGATCAACATGCTGAACATGAACCCCGAAGGCCGCGCCAGCCTGACGTACACGAACGTGGCGATGCTCGGCGAATACTGGTGGCGGTTCGAGCTGCGGCCGACCGCGCTCAGGTTGTCACGGGCGCTGTCGGAGCAGATGCTCCCCCGTGGCAGCCAGGTCGACTTCGACGCCACCGACACGTTCTCGCCGCTCGCGCAACCGCTCGAGCAAGACTCCCTAGCCACCCCGCCCGCCGACGGTGCCGACGCTGGCGGTGACGTGGTTCCGCTCAGACCGACGACGATGGAAGGATTCTGATGGACGAGCCAACCCTGATCCGCACCTTCGAGGCCGACCTGGCCGGCGACGGCGACGGCCGCACCATCATCGGCCGCTGCATCCCGTTCGACACGCCCGCCACCGTCAGCGACCCACCCGGCTACGAGCCCTACCAGGAAGTGTTCCGGGCCGGTGCGTTTAAGGCCGCCACCCGCGCCCCGAACCGGGTGTTCCTCGACTTCGAGCACGAGCTCGGGATCGGTGGTGTGCTGGGGCACGGTGTGGAGCTCGAGGAGCGCCCAGACGGCCTCTACGGCCGTTTCAGGGTCCTGGACCACTCAGACGGCGACAAGGCCCTCACGATGGTCCGTGAGCGCGTCCTGACGGGCCTGTCGGTGATGTTCACGCCGCTCAGGTCGCTCAGGTCACCCGGCGGGCCGGTCGAACGGGTCCGGGTCGCGCTCGACCGGGTCTCGCTCTGCCGGGTCGGCGCCTACGAGGACGCCCAGGTGCTCGCCGTCAGGCAACGCAAGGAGCCCGCCCCGCTGCTGTTCGACCCGGCCCTGATCGCCCGGCTCGAGCATTTCAACGTGACAATCCCCGACACGTTGAGGGTGACGTGAACGGCACCGGCATCAACTTCCCAGCAGTCGCCCAAGTCGTCACCGCCGCGGTGCTGCTCGTCGCGCTGATCCACTTCTGGTAAGGCGATCATTGACCCCCAAGGCCTTGGGGGTCGCCGACCGCCCGCGCGAACCGCCGATCCTACCACTGTGGTAGCTTTCCGCCTGTAGCAACGGCGCACCTCGCCGTCCCAAGTGGACACCTCGCCGGAGCTGGGCGACCCCTCCACCGCTGGGTCTGAGGGCGACCCCCGCCGAACCCAATCCTGCGTCAATTGTTCCGGGAGGTTCGGCTGTGTCAGCATCACAATCCATCACCAGGTCTCGGCTCGAGCGGCTCGTCGCCGAGCGCGGCCACACCGACCAGAAGATCGAGGACATGCTCAAACTCGCCGAGGATGAGCAGCGCGACCCGAACGAATTCGAGCGCGAGCACCTCGACCGTTACCGCACACGCGCGCAGGAGCTCGAGACGGAGATCGGCGCGCTGGCGGACGAGCTCGAGCGGGGCGAGTCGTCCCGCGACGTGTCCCGGCTGATCCGGCCCGCCCAGGCGGGGCCGCAGCCGGTGCAAGGGCCCGGCGCGGACATGGAACCGACCTACCGGACGTTCGCGCAGTTCGCCCGGGACGAGCTGATCGTCCGCTACCCGCTGATCGCGACACGCGCAGCCGCCGGCGGCGACGTCAACGCCCTCCGGGAGCAAGCGACCGAACGCCTGCAACGGGTCGTGAACACGACGACGTCGAACATCCCCGGCCTGTTGCCGCCCGGCTATCTGGCCCAGATCATGGACCTGATCAACAAGAACCGCCCCGTCGTCGCGAACTCGCGCACGGTGCCGCTCACCACCGGGACGCTCACGTACCCGCGTGTCACGCAGCGGCCCGAGGTCCTCAAGCAGGGCGCTGAAAAGACGGAGGCGGGCACCGCGAACATGCAGTGGGCGCTGGACACCGTCACCGCCGACACCTATCTCGGGGCTGGAGACCTCTCCTGGCAGGCGATCAACTGGGCGAGCATCGACTCCCTGCAGTTGTGGTTCGATCTGGCCGCGGAGGCGTTCGCCCGGATCACCGAAACCGCCGCCTGCACCGAACTGTCGACGAACGGTGGCGGTACGATCGCCAGCAAGCTGAGCGCGGCTGGTACCGAGGACTTCAACGCCTGGCGGACCGCGATCTTCGCCGGGATCCAGTCGATCTACACCTCCACCGGTGGGCGCGCCCAAACGGACACGCTGTACCTGTCGGCGAGCAAGTTCTTCCAGCTCGCCAGCCTCGGCAGCGCCAACGTGCTGCAACTCTCCAGCGTCGGCGGCCTCGACGTCGGCTCGATGACCGGCACCTACGCCGGCCTACGGGTCGTCGGCACCTTCGGCTTCGGCACCGCCTCCGCGGCGATCATGGGTGACCAGTCGGCGTTCCTCGTCGGCGAGACACCAGGGGCGCCCGTCGAGATGCGCGTCGTCGAGCCGAACATCGGTGGGATGCAGCTCGGCGTGATCGGCGCATTCAAGGCGAAGGTGTTCGACCCGGCCCGATTCGTCCACATCGCCTAGGGGAAATGAGATGGACGCTGGGCGTCGGCCTGACCAGTTCGACACGGTCCCGCGTGGGCTGTACGAGTCGGCCGTCGCCCAGCACAAACGCGAGCTCGCCGAGCGAGACATGCGTCTTGTCCGCTACCGGCTGCTGCTCGAGGAGCACGGCATCAGCCCGCCCGACACGTCGAGCGACGAGCTCCTCGAGATGTGGCAGGGCTGCCGCCACGTCATGACGACAGCCTCCCAGTTCGTGATGAAGCTCGGGACGCAGAAAGAGATGCTGCTCGACTTCCGGGCGCCACCGTGATCCTCCAAGGGGCGCCCGGCACGATCGCCCTACCGACCAGCGAGATCGGCCGCTTCGCGATGTTCACCGTCTCGCTCGCCGGGACCAGGCAGCCGGACGACACGCACCTGTCCGTGATGGCGTCGGCGAGCGTCGTCGAGAACCTCAACCAGGTGATCCGGCAGCTCCGTCCCGCCGACGAGTGGGTGTGGATCCTCGGCGACGACCACACCTGGCAGTCCGACTGCCTGACCCGCCTGCTCGCCGCGCTCGACGACAACCCCGACGCGGACATCGTGGTTCCGCTCGTCACGAAACGGAACCCGCCCTGGCACTTGGTGCTCTTCCACGAGGCCGGCGCCTATGACGACGGGCTCCCGCGCTGGCAGCCCTACGGCTGGGACGAGATTCCCGCCAGCGGCCTGTTCGAGGTCGACGCGGCCGGATCCGCCGGCATGCTGATCCGCCGCCATGTGCTCGACGTGATCGGCGACCCGTGGTTCGAGTCGTCCGGCCCCGTGATCCTGAACGAGGACGTCATGTTCTGCCAGCGGGCCCGCGCGCACGGCTTCCGGATCTTCGCGTCCGCCGACGTCACGATGGGCCACCTCGGCATCTTCAACGTGCGGCCGTTGCGGCGCGACGGCCGCTGGGGCGCGATGACCGAGTTTTCGAGCGCCGAGGAGCAGTTCCGGCACCTGTTCATGCCGGTGCTCGACGAGCAGGAACCGGTGTCCAGTGGCCGCTGATCCCACCATTCAGGGGCATCCCGAGCTCGTCCTCGAGCACGAGGCGGGGCCGCCGACGCTGATCACCGCCTGCGCCTCCTGCGGTCAGCTCCGAACGATCCTGTTCCTCGCCCGCGACCGCTGGTTCTGCACCAAATGCCGCGCCGAAGGAGCCGCCCCGCCCAACCTGTACCCGGTCGCATGACGAAGGGAGTAGCACACCATGGCTGAGATTTTCCCGAACGAAGGGTTGGACCTGATCTACGCCGGCTTCCCCAAGGGCGGCACCGGCCCCGCCAACACCTGGCTCGGCCTCTTCACCGCCTTTACCGCCAGCACGGTCGGCACCTCAGCGGCGGTAATCGCGTCCTGGACAGAGGTCGCGAGCGCGGGCGCCTACACCCGCCAGACGATCTCGAGCGCGAGCTGGGGCACCGTCGGCACCACCCAGTCAGGCCGTGGCTCCGGCGCCGCCCAGGTGACGTTCTCCACCGCCACCGCCGTCTGGGGCACCGTCAACGGCTTCATCATCGCCAACTCGGCGACGCAAGGCGCCGGGGCTGTTTGGTTCGGTGCGAACTTCGACGACGTCACCGCCGTCGTCGTCAACACCAACGACGTGATCAAGGTCACGCCATCCTGGATCTATACCGGCTGAATGACACGGCTGATCACGTCAGGGTTCGAGATTTATGTGGCGAACAGCCTCGGCGCAGGCGCACCAGATGGCGCCACCGCGAACCCCGCAG